TCCGAAGTAAACATTTTGGGGGAAACTGGCGGGAACCAGCCCGAATCGGCGCAGGTCAAAGGGTATTTGCCGAGATTGGAAACGGTTGGTGTTAACCAGGCGTCGTACGGTTTGGGTGTTGCGGCCTGGGCTGAAAATCATATGGGTTTGGTGCTGATGGATTGGCAAAAGCACGTGTTGTGCGGACAGCTGGCGCATGACAATTTAGGCGCACTTCAGTTTCGAGAATCGTTGGTGTCTACGGCCCGTCAAAACGGAAAAAGCCAGGGCGGATTGTGTCCGTTGATTGGTTGGTGGCTAACGGACTTTGCACAGCTTCGAGGGAAACCGCAAAGCGTGTTATCTGTGGCAAACAAACTTGATAGGGCGGAAGCCATCTTTGGGATTATTGCACCAATATTGGTTGACACTTTTGGCGGTAAGGCGGCTAACGCTATGGGCCGTAAGTCTGTCAAAATGCCTGACGGGTCAACGTGGGAAGTTAGGGCGGCGACACCTAATCTGCACGGCGGTTCCCATGACCTGATTGTGATAGACGAATTGTGGAACATTTCTAGTGAGGTTGTGGACACGGCGTTACGCCCCAGTCAGATAGCCAGGCAAAACCCGATGTTATCTATGTGGTCCACAGCGGGCGACGAATCTAGCGTGTGCATGATTCAGATACGAGAAACAGCGATATCGGAAATAGACACGGGCAATACCGGTCAACTGTATTTTGCGGAATACAGCATGGCGCCTGGCGCTGACCCTCGACTAGAAAAAAACTGGTTGGCGGCTAATCCTGCTATGGGTGTCACGGTGACTGTGGAAGCGTTGCGGGCCGTATCCAAAAAAGACAGTTTTCTACGGGCGCACCTTAATTTGTGGGTGTCCGCCCGTGGCGCCTGGCTACCTGTCGGACTATGGGACAAACAAACAACCGATGTGCCTATGCCCGCTGGCGGTGTGCTAGCTGTTGACACAGATTTAGCAGACGGACGATATGTGGGTGTGCGGTCCGTGGTCCACGAATCCAAAGCCCATGTCATTGTGGAATTTATGGTGGATACCGAGGACGCATGTTGGGAACAAATCGGGCGTGTCATGGCAGACACCCAGACGGCCCTAGTTATCACACCGTCGTTGCATTTGCATTTGCCAACAATTTTGGAAAGGCGAACCACAACTATTGGCTACGGCGAACTTTTGAAATATTCGGGCCTAATCCAAAAAATGATTGTTGAGGGCAAGGTGCGTCACCGTGGCGAATTGGCTTTAGCGGAACACGTCAACCGTGCCGTCCTAACTAAGACGGGTTCCGGTGTAGTTTTGTCGTCGCAGAAATCCCCTGGGCCGATTGAGTTAGCCCGCTGTATGGTTTGGGCGATAGCGGAATCGTCACGGCCTAAAGTTGTGGGTAAACCGATGTTTGCAGTATCACGGACACCGTGACTATCGCTTGCGCTAAAGTTTGACTAGCCCTTGCCTGACGTCGGGTCGGGCAGGGGCAACCCCCGCAAAGGAAAACGACATGGGACTATTTAGTAGCAAAGTAACTAAAGCGGCGATTAGTCCCAACCCTGAAGTCCAGGCCGCTATTGGTGGCGGTTATTCCAGCCAGGTTGCAGGCCCTAATTTGATTGGCGAATTTTGGTCTTACCAGGCTGGCGCTATGCGTAACCGTGCAATGTCTGTGGCGTCCATTTCTCGAAGCCGTGATTTGATGGCGTCCGTGTTGGCAACAATGGATTTAAAGATGTGTTCCGAAATGTGGAATGGCGAGGAAATGGAAGAAATCCCGTTAGCGCCTCGAAGCTGGTTGCGCCAGCTGGACCCCGAAATGCCAAACAACTTCCTATTCCCATGGGTATTTGACGATTTGTTTTTCTTTGGACGAAGCATGCTGTATATAACCAGCCGCACTAAAGACGGATATATGGCGTCCGCAACCCGTTTGCCGCAAGGGTCAATTACGACACCTGACCAAGTTCCGCCTGTCTGGTACGGCAAGTCTAAAGAAATCTTTTTTAACGGTGGCGCTTTAAACCCTGCCGATGTTGTGCAGATTTACAGCCCTACGCAAGGCATGATTTTTATGTCAGAACAAACCATTTCTACGGCGCTTAAATTGTGTGAAGCCCGCAACCGAAACGCAACGTCACTTATACCGGCAGGAATTTTGAAGCAGACTGGCGGCGAACCTTTGTCCGCAACCGAATTGGCGGCCCTTGCCGAATCGTTTAACCAGGCACGGGGAACAAACCAGACGGCAGCATTAAACGAATTTTTGACGTACACCGAAACAAACGCTACGCCAGACAAAATGTTGTTGATTGACGCCGCCGAATATCAGAGTCGGGAAATTGCTAACTTGTGCAATATTCCCCCGTATCTATTGGGTTTATCAACAGGCAGTTACGCATATTCAACGTCAGCGTCCGCAAAGTCGGACCTTTGGACATTTGGTTTGTCAATGTACGCCCAGGCGATTACGGCAGCGTTAAGCCAACAGCTACCCAGGGGAACCTACGTTAAATGGGATACCGACAAAATGTTAGAAGTCCACACAATGTCCGACATGGAACCAATGCCACAACAAAACACACAAGAGGAATTAGCGACATGATTAAATTTACTTCCAGCACTTTTACTGTTGACGCCGCAGGCCCAGACGGTTTGCCTCGACGCACCATTACTGGTATTGCTGTCCCGTACAACGTTTACGCCACAGTCAGCGACGGAACCCAGGTGCAGTTTGCGCCAGGCAGTTTGCCCGTTACTGGCAAAGCACCGAAACTTTATATGTACCACGATTCAAGCCAGGCCATAGGAATCGTTAGCGAAAGGGTGGACAGCCCCGAAGCAATGTATTTCACCGCTACCGTTTCAAACACCCGTGCCGGTGACGAAGCGTTAGTGCTTGCAGCTGACGGCGTCCTAGATTCCGTGTCCGTGGGTGTCAACCCAACCGAATTCAAGTTTGACGGGGACGGCAATATGACCGTAATTAAAGGTGAGTGGGTCGAGTTGTCTGTCGTCCCCATAGGCGCATATGCGGGTGCTACCATAACGCAAGTAGCAGCGTCCGAACCTGACACGGAACCTGAAACCGAAACTGAACCTGAAACCGAAACCGAGGAAACCCCCATGGAACTTGAAGCCGAAACCGTAGTGCCAACCGCACCAATTTTTGCACAAGCACGGCGTGAACCACGCCTGCCAAACGCCGCCGAATTTGTCGTGGCAATGCACAAGGGCGGCCTCGAAGCCGCTAACGCCAACAAAGTATGGGCTGACTATCGTGCCTACCACAAGTCCGATTTAGAATTCGCTAACACCGATACCGGCGATGTGCCTGGTATCGTCCCAGTCCCAATTTTGGGTCCTGTGTTTGCGGATATTAACTATGTGGCCCCGCTGCTTTCAGCTGTCGGAACACGGGCCATGCCAAACAGCGGCACAGGTTCAACTTTCATTCGCCCTACCTGGACGACACACCCTACCGTCGCCGCACAAGCAAACGAATTTGACGCTGTATCCTCGACAACTTCTGTGATTGCTTCAAACGTGGTTACTAAGTCAACTTTTGCTGGCAGCGCCAGTTTGTCCTACCAGACGATTTCGTTTTCGGACCCCGCAGCAATGCAAATCATTATGCAGGACCTTGCAGGACAGTACCTGACCGCCATTGACAACTTTGCTTGCGACGCTTTGCTAACCGCTGCGACTTCTGCTGGCGTTTGGGACCTTACGCCTGAGGACCTTATGAAGTCAATCTATGACGCCGCCGTTGTCACTTCGGCAGCAACAAACTTTTTGCCTACCCATATCGCTGTCGACCCTGCAACGTGGGGCAAGATGGGCCAGCTGGTGGACGACCAAAACCGTCCGATTTTCCCTGCTATCGGCGCACCTGGTTTAATTGGACAAAACAGCATGGGCGCCGGCACCGCCGCAAGTTGGTCAGGCATGAACCCACTTGGTTTGCAAATTGTTGTTGACAACAAATTTGCCGCTAAAACCATGGTGATTTTTAACAGCAATGCCTTTGAAATTTATCGCCAAGACCAAGGCCTACTGTCTGTGGAAAACCCAAGCACAATTTCCCGCTTAATGTCCGTGTTTGGTTACGCTGCAACGTTTGCTGCTAACGACGACATGATTCAGAAAATCACCCAGGCATAGTCGAAAGGCGGTTAGCCGCCAATGGCTGTATACCAAGTCACTTTCACACAGCGTTTAGACAATTACGCTGTTGTTCAAACATTGACGGAACCCGATTTAGACCTTGGGCTTTCGTTCACCCTTGCAGATTGCGGCGCAACTTTTAACGGCACACACACCGTTTACGCGTTGCCCGCATATCTGTTTAAGGGCGTCAACAGTATGGGCGACCCTGTGTATGACTTAAGCGTGCCGATACCTAACCAGGTGTTGTTTTACAATGCGGACGACAACGCAGACCGCACAGCGTTAATACCGTCTGGGACATTGACATACACAGAAAATGCAACTTGGATTGACGGCCCCGATTTAGAATTATGGTTGGGAATTGCTTTGGCTGGCGTAGACGAATCAGCGTTTTTGCAACAATGCGCCGACAGCGCCAACAACCTAATTTTTCGTCGCCGTCAGGAATCGGGCTATACGGACAGCCTGACTACTTCGCCTGGCCCTGATGTCACTTTGGCAACGACAATGTATGGTGGCGCCTTATACCGTCAGCGTGGCGCTATTAACGATTTTTCGGGCTTTACAGAAATGGGCACACCTGTTTCCACGGGCCTTAGTCCGCTGATTAAACAACTTGCCGGTATCCCTCGACCAGCTGTGGCGTAATGACTGTTTACACGGACCTTTTCAATGAGGCCATAGACGACTTAGCGTCGACCCTTGAAACGGTGACAGGTTTACGGGTTGTCTTTAACCCTGAACAATTAAACCCGCCTTGTGTATTCTTAGACGCCCCCGATTTTGAGGCACTCTCTAGCACCATCGTTAAGATGAGTTTTAGCGTAAAGGTGCTGACATTAGGGCCAGGGAACTTGGACGGCTTACGCAACGTTTTAAGCATGTCTGCGGCGCTTCTAGCAAGCAATGTGGCTGTGAAGTCTGGGCGCCCTGGCTTTGTTACTGTTGGCGGGCAAACTTTCGCCGCCTATGACCTGACCGTAGATATGCAGGCCCAATCGTGACTTACCGAATTGTCAGCCCACGCATAGGAATACCTGGCGACAAATTTGAACCTGAAGCAGGCGTTAACGTTGAGGCGTTGTTGTTGCACGGTTTTATTGTTGAGGACAAAGCACCGCCAAAATCTGCTAAAACTATTACCAACAACCCAAAGGATTAACCCATGGCTACTAGCACCTATCTATCTAACCCAGGCGTCCAAGTCAACTCAATTTCGCTGACGGACCAATGCACTAGCGCAACCGTCACCAACACCGCCGAAGCCCTCGAATCAACCGCCTTTGGTGGCACGTCACGGGTGTTTGTTTCGGGCCTGTTTAATCAAGAAATTACCCTTGACTTGTATATGTCCTATGCGGCGTCCGAAACATACGCCACACTTGCCGCACTTGTAGGTACGACAACCACGGTCAAAGTTTCCAACACCGTTGCAGGCTTGGCGACCCCTAGCGCCACGGAACCTTGCTTTACTTTGACGGGCGCTTACCTTGAAGCCTTGCCTGTCATAAATGCCACCATGGGCGAATTAAGCACTATTTCCATTACTTTTAAGGGCGGCGTACTCACTACCGCTGTCAGCTGATTTCAACCTACAAACAAAGGAACCCGACATGAAATTAACGCTTAGGGTAGACCAGGGCGACGGCCCCATGGATATCAGTACCAACCTTTTTACAATCGTTGCCTGGGAACGCAAATTTAAAACTAAAGCGTCCAAGATTGCTGAGGGAATCGGCATGGAAGATTTAGCATTTATGGCGCATACCGCCCTACAGCAAAACGGCGTGGTAGTTCCGATAGTCCTGGACGATTTCATAAAGAAAATAATCCAACTTGAGGTCATAGATACTGAGGACGAAAACCCTATCTAAGGGGTCAGTACCGTTTTGCGTTGGCAACCTTGCTGGCAACGACAGGGTTCTGGCCCCGTGAAGTAGAATTTGACGTGAAAGACCTTGCAACCGTTTTCAAGGTGCTTAACGAACAAAGGAAATAGGCATGGCTGGCGTCGAGATAACTACCGAAGTTGTGGGTATTCGTGACGCTGTTAAAGAGTTAAAAAAATTGGAACCTGCCCTATTCAAAGAATTTCGTAAAGAAGCGGTCACAGCCCTTAAACCGATTACCCTCGACGCCCAGGCAACGCTTAACAACGCAGGCCCAGCGCCGCTATCTGGTATGGCCCGCAAATGGGCGCCCAAAGGTAGACAGATTTTCCCGTGGTCGCAAAGCCAAGCTGTACGTGGCGTCAAAGTATCATTACGGCCTAGCAAGGCAGCGTTTCTTAGCGTGCAACAGAAAGACGCTGCAGGCGCAATTTTTGACATTGCAGGTAGGAAGACAACAAACCGTTTTGGTGAAGCGTTGACACGGCGTTTTGGTAGGGCGTCCCGTGGTATGTGGCCCGCAGCTGAAGCCAACGAAAACAACGTGCGAGACAACTTGGCTGACCTTGTGCAATCCGTCGCCAAGAAAACAGAAACCAAACTAAGGTATTAACCATGGCCGCTATTTCAATTCCCCTGATAACAGAATTTAAAAACACCGGCATAAAGCAGGCGTTAAAAGAATTTAAGAAATTAGAAACCGCTGGCGAAAAAGCCCAATTTGCCATTAAGAAAGCCGCTGTTCCTGCCGCTGCCGCTTTGGGTGCTGTCGTTGCCGTTATCGGTTCCGCCGTCAAAGCCGCCATTGAGGACCAAGCCGCCCAAGCGTCTTTGTCTCGACAGATTAAAGCCAGCACAAAAGCCACGGACGCACAAGTTAAAGCCGTCGAGGACTATATATCTAGCCTGGGTCAATCTGTCGCCGTGTCTGATGACCAGGCACGCCCAGCGTTTCAAACGTTGGTTGTCGCCACAAAAGATTTGACTAAAGCCCAAAACCTTTTAAACATTGCGTTAGACGTATCCGCTGCAACAGGAACAGATTTGGCTAGCACCGCTGACGCCTTGGCTAAAGGGTTTGCAGGCAACATGAAACCAATAGCGGCGTTGTCCCCTGAACTTAAATTGCTGATTAAAGAGGGCGCAAGCCTTGACGAAGTTTTGACGGTGCTTCAAACAAACTTTGGTGGCGCAGCTGTCGCCGCTGGCAACACCGCAGCCGGTGGCATGAAAAAACTAGGCATAGCGTTTGACGAAACCAAAGAATCTATTGGTGAAGCGTTTTTGCCTGTCATGGAAAAATTGCAACCACTCTTAGACAAGTTTGCAACTTGGGCGCAAAACAATCCAGCTTTGTTAACGGCTGTTATAGCAAGCATGGGGCTTTTGGCTGTGTCAATTCTTGCGGTCAATGCTGCCATGGGGTTAAACCCTGCCGTAATCATCACCGCTGCTTTGGTCGCTGCCGCTGTCGCTGGTTACAAATTAGGTTTAGTTATTGGAAATACTTTAGAAAAATTTAGTTTTTTTCAAACAATTGCTAAAGGACTTTCAAGAACTATTGACCTGATAAAAAATGGTTTTGGGGCGTTTGTTAACGTTTTTGTTAGGGGAATGAATGTTCTGATTCGTGCTGCAAATTTAATTCCTGGCATAGAAATTCCAACAATTAGTCACGTCAATTTTAATTCTAACGATGCACCCGATTTGTCTAGCAATGACCGTGGTATGGGCGGCGCAGCTGGCTTAGGCAATCTGATAACGGTTAACGTGCAGGGCGCTGACCCTAACGCTGTTGTCGCAGCGCTGCAACGCTATGTCAGGACTTCAGGCCCTGTACCGGTCAACATTCGAGCGATGTAATGCCGAAACTTACTTGGAAAGTTGTCAACGCTACGCAAGCAAACTTAGACATTACGCAATATGTGCGGTCACTAAGTTTTAGTTATGGGCGTCCGTCGCCTGTGTCGCCTTATTCTGGGAACACGGGCCTATTAGTTTTAACTAACACAAGCAACCAGGCAGCTTACGCAAACGTCAACGACAACATTTCTATATCTTGCACACCTAACACGCATGGCTTTACGCAATCGGACAAAGTAGCGGAATTTACGGTGATTAGTCGGGAATACAACGACAACCCAGGCGACGGCAACAACAGCACCGTGACCGTGTTATTGCAAGATGCCTTGCACAATGCAGGCAACGTCAATTTTGTTAACCAAAGTTTGGTGTCTACCAACGGACAAATGCAGGAAATAGTAAACCTGCTACCTGACCAACTTTCAATCATTGCCACTAACACCGATGTTGCAATGTCTACCGGCACCTTTTCAGTTAATGTCAACCAGCGTTTAAACGACATTGCTACAGGTGACCGTGGCCTATTTAAATCAACAGCTAATTCGTTTACTTCATACGAATACAGCTACAGGCCGCCAAGTAACTTTGCTTTGCAAATAGGCGTGTCAACCGCTTTAACGTTTGGGCGCACAACTTCAGTTAGCCAAATTGGTTACCAAACAATCAGTCGAAGCGAATCCAGCAATAACAACCTTTTATATAATTCGGCAACCATTACAGGTTCCGCAACTTCAGCAACTAAAACAAACGCTGCTTCAATTGCCTTGTATGGTGTCCGCAGCTTCACCGCTACAACAGCGCAAAGCGCCAAAGTTGACGAAACCGCCGAATGGTACGCCAACGCTTTCAGCGACCCCAACACGATTACGCTAAAAATGACGTTTAGCGACGTTGCACAAAACGCAACAGCGTTAGCGCTTTTTGCTGGTTCAGTATTAGGCGACACCATTTTTTATAATGTGTCATATACGCCACCTGGCGGCGTGTCCACAACGGGCGTTTACTGGCCCGAATCTATAACTGTGGACGCCACGCCAGCAAGCACGTTTTTTAACATAACTATGACGCCGCAAACGTATTACGCCAATTTTATTTTAGACGACGCCGTATGGGGCGTCTTGGACACAGACCGCTTAGGCGTCTAGTAAGGTACAAATCATGGCTACGCAATGGACAGCAGGAACGGTCAGCGGGCAGGTGTTGACTGCGGCCACTATGAACACGATTGGGGCGGCTTGGGAGACATACACCCCAACGCTGACGCAAGGTGTGGCAATCGCTAAAACAATTAACTATGCCAAATATTGTCAAATTCAAAAAACTATTTTTGTGCAGATTTTGCTGACTACAACTGCGGGCGGTATTGGTGGAAACATTGTTGTCAGTTTTCCAAGTGGATTGACACCTGTAACACTTGGCGAGACTAGGGCCGTCGGTTCGTTTCTAATTCGAGATACTGGAACGGCGTTCTATAGCGGAACTTGCGTTGCTAACACAGGGGGCTTTTTAGGTCTTGCTTACGGGTCAACTTCAAACATGGGAAACAACACGCCAGCGTTTACAATAATTGCGAACGATCAAATAAGTATTTCAGCCAGTTACGAGGTGGCATAATGATTACGGCAACATGCAAAACTGAAGTTTGCACACAGAACAACATTGACGAATATATGTGCGGAAGCCCGTCACCCGTTTTTTGCGGGCAATGCGGCAACCCTTGTGAACTGTCAGAACCATACCCTGACCCGCCCGAAATCCCCATGTTTCCAGTATGAACATCACTAACCCACCAAAAGCGCTTATTGCTGCTGGCATATTGGCTATCGCTTTAATGTTTGTGTCGTCCAGTTGTAGCGATAAAACCCGTGAAACCTGCCAAGAAAACCCTACAGCGGTAAGGTGCAACCCGTGAAAAAATACACAAACAGCGAGATTAAAGCGCGCCTAATTCTTGTCGTGGGCGTAGCCCTGTCGTTAACTTTTGTGCTGTCAACAGCGTCGTTACTGTACGGCCTGCTGTTTGTGGTGCAACCTTTGGAAGTGTCACCTAACGACGAAAGCGCTTGGTCGCTACTTAGCCCAATGATGCTGTTCTTGACGGGCGCCTTATCTGGAATCCTTGCCAGCAATGGTCTTAAAGACAAAAGTAGCGGCGATGACAATTAGACCGTACACCGGCACGACGGATGCCGTACACGAAAAACCCCGTGAGGGTACTAAAGCGTTTGTAGAACATTGTAAATTTTTGTTTGGCGTTAAGTCTTTAGGCATTTTTGCTAACCGCAACATCAACGGTTCAGGCATGCCCAACCCGCCTAAGTCCGTTCACGCCACCTGGCGGGCGTTTGACCTGTCTTGTGACGCAGTAACCCGATACAAACTGATTGACTTCCTATACACCCATAGAGACATTTTAGGTGTCGAGGAAATACACGACTACAGCAACACCTACAAGCCGTCAAAGTTTGGTTGGGGCGCTGGTTACCGTTGCGACAGGGACGCTTGGCGGGTGTACGAAAAAAACACTATTGGCAGCAAAAACGGTCAATGGGTGCATGTGGAAATTAGCCCGCTGCTAGCTGACCACCCCGACATTGTTGCCCATGCGTTCAAAACCATCTTTAAGGGTGCTTGACTTCATCACACCTAATCGGTAGAAGTATCCCGACCTTACCCCGACTAAAGGACACCAAAATGACTGTTAAACGTTTTATAGGTACAGCCCTATTTACTTGGTTTATGTGCTGGATTGTGGCGACAGGGTTCAGCAATGACCCTGTGAAGTTGTCGCCTGTTGTGCAGACCAGCCCTCGAATCACCGTGCAAATGATGACGCCTAGTCAGGTTGTGGGCCAGCTGTACCCGCCAACGACTACGACAACGACAACGGTTGCGCCTATTGTCTTTGCTGAGGAATTACGCAACTTGCCGTGCGCCCACTACTTTTTGACAGCTGTAAACGCAGGGTGGCCCAACGACACAGAAACGCTTAAAACGCTTAGTTTCATTATGTGGCGTGAAAGTAGGTGCAAGGCAACAGCGTGCAGTAGAAGCGACGCAGGGCGCCCATGCGCCGATTACGGCCTTATTCAGGCTAACTATGCGGCGCACCACAAATGGTGGGCCAGTATGGGTTTGACACCTGACGACATGTTTGACCCGCATACCAATTTGCATTGGGCCTGGTTGCTATATTCTGGGCGTGAAGCAAAAGGGCAATGCGGTTGGCAACCTTGGCGGTTGTGCTGACCTAATGTTTGACGTTGACCGCCCCGACTGGCAACAATACGCAAACTGCCGTGGTTTAGAAACCAACCTGTTTTTTCCTGCTAACGGCACAGAATCGGCTTTAGCCCGCAAGATGATTAAACCGTTTTGTGATGCCTGTCCGGTGTTTGACGACTGCCTAGACTTCGCCATGTCGTTTGCTGATAAGGCGTTGCAAGGCTTATGGGCTAACACAACTGAGGGCGACAGGCGACGCATGCGCTACGACGGCACACCCAGTATGTATAGTGCTGTTATCCCGACAACCGAAAGGTCCCGACAATGAACGACCAAATGCAAGCCCTGTCTCAGGCAATCACTAAAGCAGATATTGCCATGAAAGCCGCAGCCTGGCAGATAGAACAACAGCGGTCAGACATTGACCAACTTCGCAAATGCCTTTTCGAGATGGCGTACACCGCTGAGGAACACGGCATAAACCTAGTCAACCTGACCAAAAGCAGTCAGGACACCATTGTTGCTATGCGTCTGGGCGGCTTCAAATGAACCTAGGCGACTATGTAGATGTTCCAACCCGATTCCGTTTAGCCCTTGACAAATGGCCTGAACTTAGGGTGATTGAGGAACCAGCCAAAGTGATAGCGATAGGCGACAAAATGTTTATTAGCGTCACTATGACTGTTTACCGTGACCCGTCAGACCCGTTGCCCGCTGTCGCTACCTGTTGGGAACCGTTCCCAGGCATGACGCCCTACGTTAAAAACAGCGAACAGATGAACGCAAGCACCAGCTGTCTAGGCCGTGTGTTGGGCATGATGATTCCGTTTGGCAAAATGGCGTCTTTTGAGGAAGTGCAAAATCGTCAAAACGATACGCCTGCACCTACTGTGTCGCCTAGTCGAGGGACGCAAATACGACATGACGGCACTAAAGCGGCACGTCTGCCCGCTGACGGCGAAAAACCGTGGCCCGTGTCTAAAAGCCAACTGCAAACCCTTGCCGCTATCGGATATACAGGTCCGGTGCCTGCCGATTGGAAAGAAGCCAACGCAATCATTAAACAGATGGGCAAAACATGACCGCTGTAGGCGTCCTGCTTAACGACAATGACCTTGCAGCGTGCGACACCTGGGCAGATTTACGCACCGAACATTGGCAGGTTGCGACACGGGAAACCAATTATGACGAAAACTTGTATGGCGTTAAAGGCGAACTAGCGTTAGCGAAAGCGTTACAGGTTGATTTTGTGGGCTACGACAAAACGCTTGAAGCAGACAGGGCAGGGGACGTCGGACCGTACCAGGTGAAAGCAACTATGCACCAAAAGGGTCACCTCATATTCCAGCAACAGCACCGTATGGGCGTTCAAACCGTGTTGGCTATCGTTGGCGCAAACAAAGTTAAGTTGGCTGGCTGGTCGCACTTTGACACCGCTAAAACTATTGTGGCGTCCGGTACGGGGCGTCGAGAGAACCGCCCAGACCAAGACCGCTGCATGACATGGTGGCTACCGCAAGACGCCCTCGAAAGCATGGAATGGTTACCTATCGTGTACGGCCCTGAAGTTGTGCAGCTGTGAAAGAATCCCATTTCCAAAACCAAGTCATTATGCTTGCCAAACTTCACGGTTGGCTAGTTATGCACACTAGGGCTGTGGAAATACGCCCTGGGGTGTGGAAAACACCGTTGACGGGACACCCAGGCTTCCCCGATTTAGTCCTATGCCACCAAAGGGGTCGAGGGCTAATATTCGCCGAATTGAAAGCAGAAAAGGGGCGACTATCCGACAGCCAAGAATTATGGTTACAAGCATTAAACGAATCAGGCGCTGAACATGTCGTTTGGCGGCCCAAAGACATAGACGCAATATCAACCCGACTAGCAGGAAAAGGTAAACCAGCATGAAAACTGTTGTGCCAGCAAACCCCATAAAAATCTATTTGCGCCAGGGCGAGATAGCAGACGGCGAATACCTAGCTAGCAATGTCGCTTTCATTATCGTTGACGGCAAACCAATGTTCAACGAAATAAAGTTTGTCACCATTAGCGGGACCGTCATACCGGCACAGGATATAGCGTTCGCCAGGGTCCTCATCGACGGGACTTGGGTTAGTCACGATTAACATAATTTGACATACAACCGATAACAGCAGACCATAAAGAGATGGTCATTAGCCCTTGACGGATTCTGGAATCGTCTATGGGAACACACGGCAACGTGGGTAGACGCTTGCGCATTGCAGGCGACCAGCGTTCAAACGTATATTGCGACTGGTTGTCCACCGAACAAAACTAGACAGGCTTCCATGGGCTACTTGCCCTAAATAGTGGGGGACACAAACCACCCGATACTCACACAGAACTTGAGGACAACCGCAGCGGCGCACTTCCGCTGTGGGCGTCAGCGCACTTGACCTAATCCCTACGCCCTAGACCTTGACCTACACTTACAACCAACCAAAGGAAACCCGATGCCTCGACAACACACAACCAACGACCCGACCTACCGCAAAAACCGTCTGGCATTACTTAAAGACAACCCCAGCTGTTACCGCTGTGGCAAACCAGCAGACACCGCCGACCACATTCAACCCATATTCCAAGGTGGCGGAAACGAACTAGACAACCTACGGCCCGCATGTCGACGCTGCAATTCCCAGACTGGCGCCACAGACAAAGCAAAAGACGACGCCCTAAAAATACAGAAACGCAACGAATTTCTACAAAATAAACAAAACCTTTTTTTATCAGAAAAATTATCGCC